AGTAGCTGTGGTTGTGTACGTAACCGCTAAAGAGTCACCGTTAGCTACAGTCTTTGACCCGCCAGTAAAGTTACCAGCAGAGTACAAAACACCTGTAGTTGTGTCTTTAGTAGCAGAGGCAGAAGCACCAGAGTTAATAAAACAACCGTTAACTGTACCAGAGCTAGTCATAGCAAAAGTAACTGCGCCACCTGTTTTAGAGGTTACGTTAGACGGTGTTGTACCCGATGAAGTAGCTGCAGTCCAGCTGATTTGTTGACGGTTGCCTGTGTATGATGGGGCGTTTGTACCACCAACTTCTGTCCAAGTATGGGAAGCCATTGTATCTGCAGCCGTATAAGTAGCTGTACCGCCACAAAGACCTAAGTAGTTAACACCAGATGCAGTACCACCGCCAGTGCCAGTAGCACCAAAATAGAAATCAAATAATGCTTGTTTACCAACAGCCATTACCAAGTTAGGAGCTGTATCTTCCCACTTTAGGTTGCCGTCTGCGTCATAGCATTTAACTTCGTAAATACCTTGAATCCCCAAAGTCTCTTCGTGAGACGCACCACGAGTTACCGTAGCAGTTGCGGAATCGCCAAATCTTGCTTTTTCGTTGCTCATAATTGCTCCTTAACTAAATCTAATAATGGCGCTTGTTGCATCCGCCGTTGGGAAAGTTACCGTAAACGTATTTGTTGCTACTTTATCACTGCCAAAATTTAACACACAAACAGCTGCTCCAGTAGTGCTATTGTAGATTAGAGCACCCCTAGTAGTAAAGGAAGCTGGGTTCCAAATAGCTGGTAAAAATGAGACAAAAGCAGTCTGTGCCGTATCGTTTGAGTTTGGAGGAATAACAGTTAGGGATAAACCCCCTGCCGTATAGCCAGTACCCGCTATTTCGTTGGTGGTTGAGTATGCCGTAGTAGAACTATCAAGATCAGCAAAAGCGGTATAAAGAGCAATTTTATACACATAAGACGTACCTACGGCAAAGTTCTCCAAACCGCTTAAGCAGTTCTTTTTGAATATGGTGGTTTGCCCTTGGACTATCATGAATTAACTTGTAATACAACTTGACCATTACGGTATGAATCGCCACGCTCAAGGCCATCGCCAAGACGTTTAAGTTGCGCAATACCTTCTTCATACATTTTTTGGTAGTAAGTAACCATATCTTGTTCGCCCTTCATAAAGATAATAGCTTCCCGCATTGCACCATAAAACAGTACGGGATCGTAGTTATCACCTAGCCAGCTTGTGCCAGTCGAATTAGATACTGTAGCTACAGTAATAGAAAAGCCTGCTCCTGTAGAACCTAACGAGGCGCAAGAAAGAATATCACCAACTACATAAAAGTTACCACCAAACTTTAAAGTTACACTGGCAATAGAGCCACCAACAATAACAATATCAGCTGTAGCATTAGCACCAGAACCGCCAGTTAATAAAACGTTTTGGTATACACCGTTGGTATATAGCGCCCCTGCATTAAATACAGTACTTAATGTAGCAATTTGACCTTGCACAATTGTTGGTGGGTAGTAGAAATAATGCATCTCTACTACGTAGTTTTGGTCTGGTGTTGGGGCTACCATTAAAGACATCTCATTAACGTTATTGTATTGAGACCCAAATAGTGAATAGTACTTAGGCACCCCACCAGGAACACCTTGATATGTAGCCCCAGTTAAAGTTACTGAAGGGTAAGCTGCGCGCAAATAGTTAACATCTTTGTTAATCAAGTAGTTATAGTTATTTGACGAGTCAATAACCGCTATTGAATAGTTAGAAAGCCAATCACTTGGCAGGGAAACGTATTGGTTTCCAGACGACAGCGCACCTGTAACGTTTTTACGTAAAGATGGAAGTTGAACTGAGTTATATATACGGTCTTCAGCTTCCTGTACAAATACAGGAATGTTTGCCACGAACAACTGCTCGGTGTTCTCAGCGTACGCTTGGATCGTGTTATATAACGTTTCGTAATTCATTAGCCCATTTTCCCGCTAATCTTTTTACCTTTAGTAGCCGCTCCAAAACCACGCATAACGCCCACGCCGTATGGATTAATAGGAGCATAGTTGCCCTTGCTAATACCACCAACAGAGATATTGGCTCGTTCTAAAACTTTAGCACCAGCTTCGTACCCGCTATAAGTGTTAACGCTAGTTTGTTCACCACTCATTTTATGGGGCTCATCATAAGCCTGAGCAGGCTTGTTATTTTTAGCCATGATTAACGACCTCTTTGATTATTAGCACGGGCCATATTGCGACCAACAGCTTTCATAGCCTTGCCAGTTACACCAGCAGATTTCTTGCCGCCATTTTGAACCTTAGCCGTTGGGCCTGAATCGCCTAAATTTTTACCTACAGTTTTACCTTTTTTGGTAACTCCGTCAGCGCCTTTTTTGAATGACATAATAAACTCCTAAGTTGTTATTACAGTTACGGTTCCTGTTTGCCCTATAGCCACTAAAGCATTAGGAGTTAAAACAGCGTCAAAACTACTTGCACCACCTACGGGGTTCCATCCCCACTGAATCTGCCTACTACCATCGCTAGGATACCCAGCATTATCGGTATTATTACTGGCAGTTTGTGACGTATATAACCCGGTGTTGCCCGATGCATAATAGGATACATCAGGACGAGGCTCGCGTATAGCCTGTGGATCATTTACTGGGTACATACCTAACTGCAACTGGGGCTGATCTGGGTCCCAACAGGTTGGACAAACTTTAACGTTGTATGGCTTTGTTTTTAATACCTGAGTACGTAATTGTTTAAGCATGTACCGCTGGTCACAGCGATCACACTCCGCAATTGCATATTTACCAGAAGCAAACTTGCTAGGCATTATTACCTCGAATAAAACATATTGCGTGGCACAAATCGAATTGGGGCTTTTTCCCTATCTTCATCTGCAGCTAATTTAAACTGTTCCTCATACTCCGCCTTTAAAAACGGTACTCTTGAGAGGTCCATACCTACAATCTTCTGGGACATATAAAAAGCCAATCCCGCCGCCATACAAGGAATCCAACGGAACGGGATATCCTGAGTAGATACGCCAGTACCTGCATCTTGCAAACGACGCATACGGTAGTAAACAATCGTAAATTGCTGCCCAGGTACGCCTGTAGGCCAGATATTAATGTTTGGCAGGTAATTTACATAAATTGGAGCAGCAACGGAATGGGTTGCGGCTGTAGTGCCATTTTGCCCGCGGTAGCAATTTAAGAGCTGATTACCAGAGATGTTTTGATAAAGGATGGTTTCGTTATCAATGTTGATATACCCCTGACTACGCAGGTTAGCCGTAGAAGCCACAGTTAAAGTAGTAGCAGTTGCGCTTGCAGCCGCAGTTAAAGTGGTCGTAGCAGTCGCATCGACGTTGCCTGACTGTCTGTCTATCCAAACTTGAATCGGACGCCCTGTGGCGTTTTTGGTGGGAATTGTGAGGTAATCATCAGCAGATATACGGGTGAGGTTAATATCAACTTGATTTTGCCCTGTACCAGTACGAGTTACTTGGTCGTATAAATCAATGGTATCTACTGGAATTGGGTAGCTAATCTGCCCAGCATTGATGTTTACAGGGATCTGCCCCTGCTCAATAGTCCATAGATTAACGCCACGGTTTGCCCACTCAATAGTCATCATATTGACGCTACGGCGAGCAGTTCTAAACTCGTAACCCGTACGTACTTGCGTACCACAACGCTCAAAGGCTTCCTCAATAAGGTCGCCCATATCTAGGTTAAATGTGGTTACACCAGAAGTACTCATTTTTTCATGCCTTTAAGGGTCTGAGCAAGACGTGCACGTTGGCCCATTTTGCCTGGTTTTTTAGCGGCAGCAGCTAGTTTTTTAGCTGGAATAGGTTCGCCTTTTTTAGCGCCTAACGCACTACGCAACGCACCTGGTTTTTTAATCGCTCCAGCAATCCAATTTTTAGTAGCCATTATTTAACCTTTCGATACGGTTTTACTTTTGCTTTTACTTTTGCTGGCTGGGGCACGAACTGCTTGCCTTGGGCTTTTCCCGCCCGCTTTGCTCGCGTTGTTGCTGCGTACTCCTGTGGGCTTAACGACTCGATTGCTTTTTTTGGCAGGTACCGTTCCCCCGTCTCGGACGACTTCTTCCCCGACTTGGTTGTCCACTTTTGGTCTCCCCAAGCCTTTAAAGAACGTTGTGATTTTGCCAATCCAGTCATTTATACCCACCGCCAGCCGCCTTATATTTTTTAGCTACTAGTTGAGCCTTACGGGCTGACCACTGGCCTGCACCAGTACCTTGTGTTGCAGCAGCTTTAACTTGAGAGACTATACGCTTGCGCATCTCTGGTTTTGTATAGTTACCAGCAGCATTAACCTTACCGCCCTCTTTATATTGGGTGAAATCGGTATTGTCCCTACGGGCTTTCTTCTTCGCCCCAGGCATTTTAGAAGGGGCTATATCGCCCATACCTCGACTTGGTCTCATGCGCGTGTCTTTCCACGAATAGCGATACCATCCGCACGTTTAGAAGCAGAAGATACCTTACCGCCTTTTTTCATAGGGGTTGGTTGGGCTTCTGTTTGTGCTTGCTCTTTAGTTTTTTTACCGGCAGCTACTTCGGCTTCTAAAGCTTTGATTCTGTCATCTTGAGCTTTACCAGTGTCACCAGTAACATTGTCTACAAACTTATTAACTGCATTAGATACCCCAGGAATAACAGAGGCGCCGCCTATTGTTTTAGCTACGTTACCAAGATGTTTAATGTAACTCATACTGTTCTTCCTTTAGTCTTGCCTCTAATTGCAATACCGTCTGCACGAGATGAGGCGCTTACTTTGCCACCAGCTCTACCGTTACGATTTAAGTCACGACTACCTAGCTTACCGCCTATACCAGTACCACCTCCACCACCGCTAGGTTTAGGTAGTCTGCCCATATCTTGCAGTCTTTCAGTATAAGTACGGGGACGTTCAGCTTCTACTTTTGCCTTTTGATCCTCTGCCATCTTGCTTATGTCAGCCTTAGCCCGTTCGGTTTTAGCTCTCTCTAGAGCTTCGTCAAACTTTCCAGGACCACGTTTTTCGTTGGGGCTGTACTTCTCGGTCCCATCGCCGCCAGTCTTTTTAGAAGGGTCTACAGGCTCAATAGGCATTTAGCACTTACCGCCACCCATCATTGAAACCATTTTGCCTTTGGTATGACCTTTCATAACACAGCCGTCGGCACGGGTTACACCACCGCCAGCCATTTTATGCATACTTTTTTCATGACTTTTAACAGCTTTATCAGCTACTTTTTTCATCATGGGCATATCTTGTTTGATATCTGAATGTTTCATAGTTAGCAAGCCTTTCCACTTTTCTTCATAGTTTTACCGCCAGCAGCCATTTTCTTAGGGGCAGATGTTTTGCCGCCTTTTTTCATAGGCATCGCGGCTTTAGCTGGTTTTTTATCAGCAGCTTCTTTTTTCTTTGCAATCATTTCCATAAATGCGTTTGGCTTTTTCATTTTTAAACTCCTATTAGTTTGCTTTGAATAAGTTGGTCAATTTTTGCTTCAAGACGGTTAAACCTTGCATCAATGTGGTCCGTAATTCTTGTAACTTCTTCACGAGTAATGTGCTCACGTGCTACCTCCACTCTAGTTGTATTGAGTTTATCGTCCAACTCTTTAATTTTGTTAAATTTTTCTTTCACAATATAACCTAATACCGATATAAATACAGTTAATAAACCAGACCAAGCAGCCACAATAATAGTAAAAATGTTATCCATTAGCATTTCCACCTCGCTAGTGAGGCAGCCTTTCTAGTTGGGCGACCTTTTTCATCCTTCATGGGTCCAGGCATCCCCGACATCCGTGCGCAAAATGACTTCTTACGAGCACCACCTTCGGGCTGTGGGGCCTTTAGATTTGAGCCTGTAGCAGCATTGTACTTAGCACGGCCTTTGGCAGTAAGTCCAGCCCCCTTAGAAACAGGGAGCTTTTCGCCTCTACCAATAGCTAGAGAGACCCCTTTTTTCTTGGTAGCCATGATTAAGATCCAGTAATGTTATTTTTAATGTAAATGCCTTCAAACTCAGCAGACACGTTTGAACTTCCAGCTGAAGCAACTGCCCTAATTTCAATGTCTGTCTTTTCAGGGAAGGCAAGCGGTGTGTGCAGGTCAAGCACAAAGTCTCCGTTGCCGGGGATACGCGCTGAACTTTGTATTCTAAACACACCACCTAGTGGGCGTTGAATCAACTGAAAATTGGTTGATGCGTTTGCGGTTGAGTTTGCGGAAGTGAAGAAAGTTCCCATTAAATACAGGGTGTAGCCAGCTGGTACTGTCCAGAACGCCATCTGTGTCTGGTTTGCGTTAAGAACAATCACGCCGTAGACGGTTGCGGGTACGCCAGCGGTTACGGTGCCTGTTCCGGCGTAGATGGTACCTGCGGCAGTTTCACCAGAGCCGGCGGTGACAACAAACATGCGAGTAATGCGCAAGTAACTATTAACGGTGTTGACTTCGGTCTGGCCGTTAAGAGTTACTGTTTCGCTAATTTCGTTGTAGTTGGCGTCAAGACCGGAAATTGAAATTGTTCTTGCACCAGTTCCAGCGGCAGCGTCATTTGCATTGGAACTAGAAATTTTCATTACAGTAGCAGAGGCGGGGTATGCGTACGTACCGCCCTGCCCCCAAACTGTTTCAACAGATGTGCCAACATCGCCATTTATGCCAAACTTAAACAGTGTTTTGTGACCCGTAATTTGACCACGAGCAACTTGAAGCTCAAATGGCTCGTAAGTGCCTACTTGAGTGATTGAACGTACTACTCCGATATTCGCCATAATTAATCTCCTAGATGTAAAAGAGGGCTAGGGAAAACCCTAACCCGTTAGATTAATTAAGCAGACTGTGAAGTAGGGTTATATGTACCGTCAGTTTGACGAACTACATAACGGCAAGTAACAGTAGCTTGACCACCAGAAGCTGTACCAGCACAAGCATAAGTAGCTTGGATGATAAGGTCAGATGTGCCTACGTTTACAAATGTACCAATGCTTGCGCCAGTAATAGTAAATGTTGCACGTCCAACAGACAATGGTGTTGTAGAAACGCTACCAACAGTACCCAAAGTAGTACCGGTAGAGGTTGCAATAGTGATGGTATTACCAGTTGTACCAGCGTATGCAGTAGTGATATCTACTACAAAATCAATAATCTGTGAGCCAGCTGGAATAACCATCAGGTTAACAGCAGAGGTGTCAGAAACGGTAGTTACGCCTGTTTGGACAGACTGTGTAGCACCCATATTGCGAATTGTGCCAGCAACAGTGCCAGTAGTGTTTTTAACAGTGCCCAATAGCCAAGGGCCTAAGTGTGTGGCTAATCCCATAATATTTCTCCATACAGAGTTAAAGCCTATTAGTCTTGTATGCGCCTGCCGGGGCAGTCTAATAAGCCGGTTTTTCCCGGTTTTATCAATCTTACAACAAATAAAAATAAATGCAACAAAAAAACCCCGCTTTTTGGGCGGGGTTCTTATCTTACTTAGGCTCCTGGGGAACCGTACATTCCGAGTGGATCAGACCAGCCGAA